TAGAAACCGAAAAAACCCACTCGGTTATTTTAAAACCCAAAAAAGCCGATAGTGATAGTGATAGTGATAATGATAGTGTAAGTGATAGTAAAAAGAAAAAATCTATAAAAAAAGAAAACCCGCCGCCAACCCTTGAGGAGGTTAAACAGTGGTTTATCGAGCAGGGCTCAACCGCTGAGCAGGGCGCGAAGGCATGGCAATACTACACCGACGGGAATTGGCACGATGCAAAAGGCCAACCCGTTAAAAATTGGCGGCAAAAAATGAGGGGCGGGCGGTGGCTGGAGGTGAAAGCCCAGGCCCCCCAAACCTCTGAACTTAAACAATACAAACCTTTGAACTTTTATGAACCCGAACCAAACGCCGAAATTAACGACTTTTTTACCGCCGAGTGACGTAGAACTTGAAAGAATGGTATTAGGAGCCGTTTTACTCGATTTTAAGGCACTTTCTCGCGTCGAAGGTATACTAACCTCAGAAAAGTTTTTTGACGCCCGAAACGAGGCTGTAATGGAATCAATTCAAACGCTCAAAAATGAAAACGAGCCAATAGATATTTTAACCGTTACTCAAACGCTTAGAAAAAGACAAAAATTAACCGAGGCGGGCGGGGCTCAATACGTGGCCTCACTTACTAACCGCGTGGCCTCAACTGCTAACCTCGAAACGTGGGCGCTACATTTAACTGAAATGTATTTAAAAAGGGAGCTGAGCAAACGCGCCGCCCTTATGGCTGAGCTTTCTCTAGCACCCGAAAACGACCCGTTTGAACTTTATAACCAATTTTCAAGCGAACTAACCGACCTCATTCGCCAAAACCTGAAGGGTGAGGTTAGTCACGTGAGTAATATAACCCCCGAAACGTCCCACAATATCGAAATGAGGGAAAGAACGGGAATTAGTGGAATACCGACAGGCATTCGAGTAATCGATGGGGTGCTCGGTGGCCACCAACCCGCCGACCTTATTTACATAGCCGCCCGCCCAGGAATGGGGAAAACGGCTTACGCTCTGAGCGTTATTCTAAACATAGCCCAAAAGGGTAAACCCGTCGCATTTTTCAGCCTTGAAATGAGCCGCGCCCAAATAGTCTACCGAGTAGCTTCGATGCTGAGCGGAATAAACGCCGAAATTTTAGCTAAACACCGCCTCGACCGCGATACGAAAATTAAGTATTATCAAACGGTGGACGAACTAAACGCGCTCCCCATCTATATAGACGATAACGCGGCCTTGAGCGTTCACGAACTTAAAACCCGCGTTCGTACACTCAGGGAAAAATTCAAAGTCGAAGCCGTGTTTATTGATTACGTGCAATTAATAGCGGCGGCAAAGAACAAAACCGCCAACCGTGAACAAGAGGTGAGCGCGATAAGTCGGGGGCTTAAGTTAATCGCAAAGGAAAATAATATTCCTGTTATCGCACTCGCCCAGCTGAGCCGCTCACTTGAAACCCGAGGCGATAAAAGGCCCATGTTATCGGACCTGAGAGATTCGGGAAGCCTTGAGCAAGACGCCGACGTAGTTTGCTTCTTATACCGCGAGGACTATTATAACAAAGAAGCCCAAACTAACAGCGCCGAGTTCATAATCGCCAAACACCGCAACGGGCGGACGGGTTACGTGCCCGTAAATTTCACCCCCGAAACAATGCACTACACCGATATTCAAAACAAACCAATAAATAACGAAACATGGGAACTTTAAAGAAACAAACCGCCCTCGCTTGGTTTTTAGAACAACAAACCCCAATAACGCCCGAAATGCTTTTAAAAGCTCTCGAAATGGAACGCCAGCAAATCGCCGACGCCTTTGTTAAATCCGCTCAGGATTACGAAAAAACGAAAGATTACGAGGTTATGAGCCAAATAGAATACAAGGCGTTCAAATACATAAAAGAAACATTTGGAACTGATGAAAGTTTATAAGAACAAAACGGGGACGTATGACGTACTAACGCCAGCGGGGCTATTGTTTCACGTGAACTCAAACCAATGCAAACTAGTTGGCCACGTTACGGACAAATGGCGTCACAACGAAAAGCAATTAACCCGAATACCTCGGGACGTTGCTAAATTTTTCTATAAATTCGAAAAATGAAGCGTTGCCGCGTTTGTAAAGAGAAATTCACCCCGACTTATTCAAGCCTTCAGGCCACGTGCACAAAGCCGACCTGTTTAATTGAGTGGGGGCGAATGACTGAGCGCAAAAAAGCGAAGCGGGAAATTCGGCAAATGAAAGAAAACGTGAAAAGCGTTAGCCAATACCGCCGCGAGCTTCAAAAAGTGTTTAACGAATTCATTCGCTTGAGGGACTCAAAACAGCCCTGTATAAGTTGCGGCCGACCTTTGCCCGCTAAATATGACGCTGGGCACTTTTACAGCGTTGGCAGTTATCCGAACCTTAGATTTAACGAGGATAACGTTCACGGGCAATGCGTCGAATGCAACCAGCATAAACATGGAGCCAGGTCACCAACGAGGATTGTATGAAATTAATGAGCCGTTACCCCGATAAATATTTTGAGCTGGCGATAGTGGACCCGCCGTATGGGTTGGGGTTAAGAACCGCAAATGGAGGTTCGTTGCAAAACTCGCAAACCAAATTTAAAAAACAACTTAAAGAAAAAAATTGGGATAATGAAACGCCAAACAAAAATTATTTTAACGAGCTTTTTAGGGTTTCAAAAAATCAAATAATTTGGGGTGGGAATTATTTCGATTTGCCTCCGCACCGAACATTTATCGTTTGGGATAAAATGACGTATGTTCCGAGTATGAGTCAAATAGAACAAGCCTATACTTCATTTGATAGCCCAGCAAGATTAATAAAAATAAATAGCAACCAATTAAATCGTTTGCACCCCACTCAAAAGCCCGTTAAACTTTACGAATGGCTTTTAAAAAACTACGCCAATGAAGGGGACAAAATTTTAGACACCCACCTCGGGAGCGGCTCGAGCAGAATAGCCGCCGACAAAATGGGTTTCGATTTTTACGCCTGTGAACTTGACCGCGATTATTTCGAAGCTCAGGAAAAACGATTTAAGGAATATAAAAGCCAACTAATTTTGTTTTAATGAGCGCCGAAAGAATTAGCGAACTAAAAGGGGAGCTTTTTATATTGACCGTTCGCCGCTCGCTTCGCCCATCAATGCAAGAAAACGCGCGAATGTGGGCAATAATGCGCGAGCTTTACGAACTGACAGGAAATGAAATGTATAATTTAAAACCAAAATAAACATGAACACGTTTACACACAAAGAAGGAGCGGGCTCGCTCTTCAAAAACGAAAAGAAAACGGCCGAAAATCAGCCCGACTACCGAGGCGAAATAATGTTAAAAGGCGAAACGCTTGTTATTGCTGGCTGGGTGAAAGAAAGTAAAACGGGCAAAAAATTCGTAAGCCTGAAAGTAGAAGCCCAAGGCCAACGAGCCGAGGCCAAAACCGCAACCCCTGAAGCAAAAAACGACGATATGCCTTTTTAAAAATGAGCCTGAAAACGTTAATCGAGCAACTAGATTCGATAGCCTCAAACTACGACGAAAAAAACGTGCAAATGAGCGACGGCCTCCGTAATTACTTACGGGGGCTTCGCCAAGCACGACACCTCGCCCAAAATCTTTTAGACAAAGAATTTTGAAAGCCTTAAACTTTAATAAAGCCCTTTTGGAAGAGCTCGAGATTAGAACCCTTAGGGCTGAGCGGCGCCACCTTTATAATCAGCTTTTAGAAATCGATTCGCGCGACGGCATGAAATACGTGAACATAGCGCACCGCCTCGATATAATCAATAAAAAACTGTTCAAACTGACAGGAAACCCAATTTACCGCTGAGAAATTTTAACAAATTTTAACAAAATAAATTTGGTGTAGCAGTTTTGCTACATGTATATTTGCCCCACAATAACACACAAAAACATAAATCAATGATAAAATTAGTAAAAGACAGCCAAAGTAGAATAACAAGATATGGAATTAAATGTTTTCATCTTGTTAATGGTTTTAAATGTTCGGCATTTGCACACGCGGAAAAAAAAGGAAATAAACTCGTAATAAGCGAATCATTTAATAATTGTATAGACGCTAATGGACAAAGCATTACAGGAATTTACAAAATTATAACAGTTGGAACGGGCAAAATAGCAGAGGTAATTTGCGAAAAATTGTAGGTAATTAATTGAGGGGCGCGACTCACCAACGCGCAAACCAAAAGGCCCGAAAGGGCTTTTTTTTATACCTCGAAGTGAGGCAAATCTTTAAAGCTTCGCCAATCGCCGCCCCACTTTATAAGTCCGTTAAAATTGGCTTTAATAATAGCCGCAAATTTGGCGAATAACTGAGGCGACCAATCTAACTTATCTTCTGAGTCCTTAAATGCGATATCGAAAGCCTGAGCGGGGTAAACGTTATGTTTTCCGCCCTTGCGAATATTGGTTACAATCTTTCCTGGCTTAGTTCGTCCCTTTGCGTATAGTTCCGCTTGCTCTTCATTCGTGCGAAAAGTACACGTTAAAAATGGCTGAGGCAATTCGGGGTAATTTTCGCGCCATTCATGAACGGCCAAAGTGTACGCCCGTTGCAACCTGTAATCGAGGTCGGTTACTTTACGGCTTGGCATCGCTAAAGAGTTTTTTATCTTTCAAGTGTGAGCCCCGAGAGCTCCCCACGTAATAAGCAAAAATAGAAGTCCCAATAGATAACACGCTTCCGAAAGTCATATCGGCTAGCCGCTGGTTTTCGATAGGAATAACGATAAAAATTAGGCTCAAAACCACGCCAACGGTTAGCAGTAAGCCAACGATAACCACGGCCCCAAATAGCCAATCTCTTTTACCCGTCGCATTCAAAAAGGCGGCCTCACGAACTCGGGCGGAATCGCGGTCGCTTACCTCGGTTTTATAATACTCAAGCTCGGTTGTCATATCGAGCCGAGTCATTTCGAGTTCAAAATTTAGCCGCAACTTTTCGAACTCTAAAGCTAGGGCCCCGTGTTCGTCCGATTTGTGACTTTGCCCATTCAGGAAAGCCCCCACAGTTTCGAGTGCCTGAATTCCCGTAATATCGCCCGCAATTTCGAGTATATCGCCCGCGACGGGTTTCACTTTGTCGCGTACAAAAACGCCGAATTTCGAGCCTTTAATTCGCTCGCCTATGGGTTTTTTATCTTTCTTCTTTTCGCTCATTTCTTAGGCATGAAAAACGAAAGAATACCCGTGAGAATTCTTTTGTAGTTAGCCATGACGTAAATAAAGATTTTTTCACCCATGAGCGTCGAAACGGGAACCGCCCAACTAGCTTCGGACTCGAGGCCGTTATTGGCACAATAAACCGAGGTTAGATAACCCGAGAAAATAGATAAGCCAACAACGGCTATCCATTGAATAACGGTAATTGTTCTTTTCATGTATAGCTCATATGATATTTTCCCCATTACCCCAATTAGTACCCCGAAAACCCAATTATTGAGGTCACTAAAAAACTCCGCCAACCCGTTAAAAAAACTCATTTCTTTTTAGTCTTTAGTATTAGTTGTTTCTCGTATTTCTTAAGCGCGATTAACTGCGCTTTCTTTTTCTCGTTCCTTTTCATATTACGGAATTTGATTAATACGCCTGTCGCCATAGGTACGGCTCGAAGCCGTATTTCCCGAGCTGAATAAATAACTTTGTGAACCCTTTTTTATTGATATCGGGCAACGCTGAGGCCAAACGTTGTTAGTGTATTCGGGGAATAAATGAGAGTTTGCACACAAATAATCCACCATTAAAGAAGTATAGTGCTCGGCGTTTTGTTGCCACCTAGCGAGCTGGTCTTTAAATACCACGTCCGCCACGGGTGTAGTATCGTCTGAGGTTCTTTGCACCATAGTACCGTTATCGACTTTATAGGTAAGCGATGGGGCCGCCTCGACCATTGTCCACCACATAACCACGCGGCGGGCGTAATCGTCCACTAGCGTTAAATAATCGCCCGACAGCGTATTGTTTTCGATATCGCTTTTAATTTTTTCGTATAGGTTCGTTCCTAAATATGGAGCTAAATATTTGTCTTGAGCCAAATAAATAGACGGATAAAGTAAGTTAGGGTCTACCGCCCCGTTTACGGTTGTGTACTTTTTAATATACACGTCGTTTATAATTAGAACCTCCATAGCTTTTTAATTTTAGCGTCTATAATTTTTCCCGTCCTTTCCATACACGGGGTTCGTTTCTAAAAATCCGTTATAATCTTGGTCGACAGGTAGCAAGCTAACGCGTATATCGTTGCGAACCACGTAACCCATTTTTTCCGCTCTCCTTACCGCGATTTGTTGGGCGTCGTTAGCGAGCGGGTTTATTCCTTTCGCATTAATATAAACCTCCTTTTGCCAAAAATGGTGGCAATTGCCGCCGCCTTTGTAGTAAAATATATTGTAATAATCCGTCCCGTTTGGCCCCCATCCTGGGTTAACTCTTTTGCCCTCCATTGCCTCAATATCTTCTTTCCTATACAGCTTATCCGCGCTCAGCATTTTGGCGCAAAATGGGCGGTTGCTTGAGGCTTTCCCCTTGTATCGGTAGCGCGTCATAAAAGTAACGCCCGCGTAGTTTGTAGAATCTTGGTCACTCGGTGCCATTGGTTTAGCCGAACCCGTCGAAACCGCTAGTTCGTGAGCCTCGATTTTAACGAGCTCCTCGTTTTCTAAATCGTCGTTTTCGTAATCGACCTCGTAACTATCAATTAAAATATAGCCCTCGGGGGCGTCAGTTCCTAACGAAATTAATTCGTCGGCTATTTCGCTCGCTAAATTTTCGCGCTCTATTCTTTCAGCCATACGCGCCGCCCAATCGCGCCCAGCGTCACCGCCCCACAGTTCCCAAGCGATACGCCCCGCGCTAGGGTAACCCTCCTCGCCTTGGTTCCAACCGCTCGCCTGTTTGTCGACGGCGTGGCGGCTAAAATAACTATTCATTCGCTGTATAGTTTCAACTGAAAGATTACGCCCGTTTGAAATATCGCGAGCCCTAGCCACTCCGACCTCGGTTCCACCCCTGTTATATTCGGCCCGCCATTTTAACCCCAATTCGGCCGCCGCTTTCATTTCATTCGTTGGCTCGAATGAGTCCGCTAGATTTTCGCAGTTACAAAACTTTTTTTTTTCGTCCTCAGCCATTACGGGAGCGGCTGGGGCGGGAATTTCCGCCGTAGTCGCGGGGGCTTGCATCAGAGGCGAGTTTGGAATTACCGTAATGGTCAATCCAGGCATTTCAAAGCCCAAAACCTCCTCGAAACTTTTAGCTATTTTATTTTGAGCGGGTTGAATTACTTGGTTTGTGAAGATTTCCAAACCGACCGCCATTTCGTCTTTATTAGAACCGAAACCGCCGCCCGTGTCGCGTATTCCAAAAATCAAAGGAGTAACCACGCGGTGAGCAACCATGATAAGCGAGGTCGATTCTTTCGAAAGAAACTCGTATTGTTTGTCCGCGTCGCTGAGCGGAAAAGTAGTAATCTCAGGGCGCGGCGTGTCGCGCTCGTTAAACGTCATTATAAATTTACCCGCGTTTCTAGCCCCTGTTAATTGGCGTTCCCAATCTCTTTTTATTTGTTGCTGTTCGTCGGGAGCGGGCGCACCTTGAAAAAGGCTCACTATCATTGAAGGGCTTAGCCCGTTCATGATATTATTAACGTGGTAAACGCTGATTTCTTTCGCGAGCTCAATAGAATTTATTGCGCTGTAATAATCAGGACGCGGGTAAAAGTTAGAACCCGCGTAATTGAAACAATAATAAACCTGGCGCGGCTCTTCGGCCTTGCTCATTACATTGTAAATCGGTATAAACTCGGGTTTATTTCTTTTCTTTCGCGTATTGGCCCAATCGTTAGAGTGATAAACGCCACAAATTTCCTCCTCTTCGCCCGTTACCGCTAGGCGGCACTCTTCAAATGGCAAATGCCTCATTTTGGCCACGTTTTCGCGGTCTACCGTGTAAATAACTTCAATGTAAAACCCGCCGTATAATTTCAAGTCATTAGAACACCCGTAAAAAACGTCGTAGGCTTTCAGTTCCTCTAGTCTTTTGTTATATACGCCCGCTTGCAACCCTTTGCCCGCTATCATTTCGCCAATAGAAACGCACAGCGAACCATGAACGGCCCCCGTTTGCGCTAATTCCCTGAGGTATTGGGGAAATAAATTGTCTACTCCATAGCTTACCCAGCCTGAGCGGTCTAATTTCTCGGCCGAACTGCGAACCGTATAGTCGGCTAGTTCTAATCTTTTGACTTGGTTAGGGGTTTCCATTATAAATAATATCGTCGGTTATAGTTATCGAAGGAACGTCGTAATACTGAGTCGAATTAACGAGCTCGATAGTGCCTATTTTGCAAAGGCCCACAACAGCCGCGTTATTCGGGTCTAAATTTACGGCTGAATTTTGCCCGTAAACGTAGTAGCGATAACGGCCCTGTAAAGTTAGGCCGACCGTTGTTACCGTTAATTGGGTTATTCGTTGGTTTTCGAGCACAATAGCGGGCACTTGGGCTACGCTATCGCCCGCGGTTGAATTCTCTTCGTGGGTTATAATTAAAAGAAAATGAGTAAACGTAGCGGCGAAGTATTGCCGCGTTTCGTTTAAAGTTAATCGGAGCGTTTGCCCCGCGAGATTTGTAGTTAAATAATTCATTTTATTAAAAAGGGCGGGCAATTATACCCGCCCCGTTTAAATGTATAACCCTCTTAACCTGAATAGAATTAATAAGCTGGGTCGACGGTAATCGTAACAAAGTTATCGAAAGGCGTCGCCGTGTAGGCCTCCAAAAAGTCGGGTTGTCCTGGCTCTTGAGCGTTTACCGTAATTTGGTATCCGTTCAAATCGCCTTTAGCCTTTCCTGACTGATAAGAGCCCGTAGTTAAAAACGCTCCGTCGGTACGGCCAACCATCAAAATTTGGTCGTCATACAAACGAACGAAAACCGCGAGTTTCGCTTTGCTCATATTCTCGAGCTCTTTTTTCTTATCGTTTGAAAGTTTGCCCAAGGTGAGCTCGACCGTTTGGTCGTAATATAGCGTCCCGTTCTCGAGGTTAGCAGTTGGAACGACAGTAAGGCCGCCCGTGTTGCGGTTTGGTTGATAGCGGAATATAGTAGCGGTTGGAAGGCCGTCGATTATTCCGTTTGCATCTAGAGTTATTCCGCTTTGGAAGTCCTCCCAATTACAAAAGAAAACCTCTTTAACGCCGCCGACGCCCTCGTTACATTCGAGCAAAAAACCTGAAGTTAATAAACAAGGCATAGTATTATATTTTTTAAAATGGGGGCTTTTACGCCCCCGTTATTTTAATTAGAACCAAGTACCGTAGGCCGCGATTTCGTTACCAAAACCGAACTGAGCACCCGCGAAGAATTTAGCAGAGAAACGAACGTTGTCCTCGGCGAATTGGCCCATATCTACCAATTGAATATTATTCCAATCAGCCAAGACGTTAGTACCAAACCAAAGATTTGATTTCTGAGCCATAATGATAGTATCGTCAGGCATGCCACCACACACGGCCAATTGATAACCGAGGTAAGATTTAGGCATCTCAGGGCCGCCGTAGGTATACCAACCATTACCCGCCGCCGCGCTCACTTGCATAAACGCTTCCCAAACGTTTTGAGAAATGTAGATAGTAGGCTTCTCGGTTGCACGCTTAACAGCCGTTGGCAAAAGAGCCACGGTCGCCGCAATTTTAGAAATTACGTTTGTGTTATCGATAGCCACGGGAGTAGGTACGAAAAGAACACCCGAACCGCCCGCGTTAAATTGCGTCAATAGTCCGTTATATTCAGTACCTGGGTTAGCGGTTGCGTCACCCGTCCAAACGAGCTCCTCGTTCTTTGCCGCCATACCCTCAAGCATATTCGCGATAAGAGTGTCGGCCAACGCTGGCTCGATTTCGCCGCGCTGAAAATCGCCAGCCGCCCAATCTTG